ATAAGAAGTGAGTTCGGGGCTGCTGACGCTAACATAAGAAGTGAGCTTAGGTCGGAAGACTACCGCATAAGAAGTGAGTTCGGGGCTGCTGACGCTAACATAAGAAGTGAGCTTAGGTCGGAAGACTACCGCATAAGAAGTGAGTTCGGGGCTGCTGACGCTAACATAAGAAGTGAGCTTAGGTCGGAAGACTCTAACATAAGAAGTGAGTTCGGGGCTGCTGACGCTAACATAAGAAGTGAGCTTAGGTCGGAAGACTACCGCATAAGAAGTGAGTTCGGGGCTGCTGACGCTAACATACAGAGTCAACTAGCGGGGGAAGTTCCTTTAGAGGCCAGTGCATTCAGCCCTATTTCGTGGCATGACCCTATTATTGAAAATAGTGTTACAATGCCTGAAAATAAGAACGCTTGGTCATTTGGCCCGACGATAACTATAGATGCAGGTCAAACAATCACTATTGGTCTGAATTCCTTTTGGACAATAGCTACTGGAGGGTACAATGAGCAAATTAAGAACTGATTATTTAGAAAGTTTGGATACTGGACGATCCATAGAAGTAGACGATATAGCTGGTCGAGCCACAACCCCCTCGTTAGCCGGCGGCGCTGACGCCGACTTCACAGCCATGCCACAAGTGGGCGGTGATCCTGTTGTGGAGTCGGGTAGTAATGCGGATGGGGAGTGGACTAGGTGGGCAGATGGTACTCAGATATGCACGAGTATCGTGCGTCTATTCGTCGCTCCTGAAGACACAGATGTTACGTTTTCATCTAAGGCGTTACCCCAAACATTTGTAGGTGTTAGTGAGTATTCAGGCTGGTCAGCTGAGGAATCAGGTATTGGTTCTGGTAATATAAAATCAGCAGGGCAGATTTACAGGAATGGGCTGACTATGACAGCTAGTTCAAACGTCTTCGGCCTAACCGCTTACACATATGTGGAAGCTATAACTGAAGATTGCTTTTTATCTGTTATTGCAATTGGTCGCTGGAAATAAATAATTACACATAAGGAATACACTATGAAAATCACAGTAATGCCCACAGGCACACCCGTAACTCACTACGCATTCAGCGGTGAGACTATTACCGCATTCTGTGCAGGTGAGCAAGAAGACTTTGACTTGTCTTCACTTGTCGCCAGTGCAGAGTTCCAATCTGTTGTAGTAGACACACTAGACACATCACCAAGCCAGATTATCCGTGAAGCGTATCGTGACGATGCTGGTGAGCTTCATGTAACTATATGCCAAAGCGTAGGCCCGGGCCACTGGGAAGCTTCTGATGTACTGGACAGCGCAAGCTATAACCCAGATATTGTGTACGTGAAGCTGAATCAAGAGAAAGCATTCAGTGGTACACCTAAAGTAACTACCCGCCAAGGAGCCGTGTAATGGGATCAATCAATGTTAAATCCGCAGAAGTTCTTGCAGCCGAGCAAGTAGAAGCTAATCGCATGGCTTTAAAAGCTACTCGTGATGCAGACTTAAAAACTATTACACACACACTAGCAGGCGGTGCTGTTGTGCAAGTACGGCCAGAAGATTTGTCCAACTTCAAGATGGCTATCATTGAAGGCTTGAACGAAGATTGGGTAATGGATAACAACGATGTTCGAGAACTCACGGTAGCAGATATGGAAGAGGCTATGCTCTCTGGTATTGCACAGGGTAAGGTTATCTGGAAAACGTACACAGACGCATTGAGACAACTATGAAGAGTTCCACGAATGGGCCGAAGACATGAACCCGCGCCTAGTTACCATGCTGGACGTGCTACGGTTTCGCTTTGGTCGCCCGATTGCAATATCAGCAAGTGATTACGCCTACGGAAGTTGAGCTACAGGTTAAATTATAACAGGAGGTAATGTGTCAAACGAATTAACGCAATTTGTGGATGGCGCTCTTCGTACGGCACCTCCTATTACGGTAAGTGCAGCAAGTGTATTTGGTTTGGGCCTTGAGGACTGGATGTACATAGCAACAATAGTGTACACAGTTCTACAAGTCTCGTACTTAGCTTACCGTTGGAGGCTCAGTCACAAGAAACAGGAGAAAACAGAATGGGACAAAGGACGACAGAAAGTGAAGTAGGTTTCCTAAGTAAACTGGTAACCATCCTTTACACAAAGAAGGCGGAGGCTATTGTAAAGAACATCGAAGATGGTATGGATGTTGATATGGCAGTAGACCACCGTGTTCTTCAAGCAATGGGCAAGTGGGTACTTGATAACGGAGTATTCGCTGCACCTGACTCACAAGATACAGAGAGTCCCTTGCAGGCTAGGCTTAAAGAGATTCAAGCAAGGTCTGGGAAGAGGGTTCTTGACTTTAAGAAAGAATCTAAGGAGAGAGGCCAAGGATGAGCAAGCTGAGCTTAGAAGCTAAGCTTAGGATGTGGGAAGATTTGGAGGCCCTACAGGAGACATTTCCGTACACTGTAGATGGCCTTCTCTCTTTCGCTCAGATCTGCATTAATGAATTGATACCCGGAAGCCCTGATCTTAACCCAGCTCAGGCTGATATTCTATCTTATATGCTGATGGGCAAGAAGTACAGAATGGTACAGGCACAGAGAGGACAAGCTAAGACTACATTGGCTGGTATCTTTGCTGCCTTTACTTTGCTTCATAAGCCGCACTTCAGGATAGTAATCTTTTCTCAGACCGCAAAGCGAGCTACTGAGATATCAGGGTGGGTAGTTAAGATATTTAAGCAGATCGACTTCTTAGAGGTTATGCTACCAGATAGAACAAGTGGGGATCGGGATAGTTCCGAAGCCTTTGACATACACCATGTTTTCAAGGGAGGAGACAAGTCACCTTCAGTGTCATGTTACAGTATAACATCAGGTGCTCAGGGTGCTCGTGCAGACCTATTGATACCAGACGATTGATTCGGTCGTCTATAAACCTAGTTAATCGGTGAACCTCAGCCCCAAAAGGGGAAGACAATACCGAGCCAATGCTATGACGAGCAGGATGCTTCGAGCAGTGCGTAACGACTATCCCGAAAGGGAGTACCTGCAAGTGCAGGGAAACACTAAGACAAGGATGTAAGATATAGTCTAATCTGCATGGAGACATGCAGCACCGTAATTAAAGGAGGCTAACATGCCCAAAGGCGTATACGACAGAAAAATAAGCAAGACAAGAAACCTAAAGTATGGTGTGGGAACACAGCATAATGTTGATGGACAAGGTATTATTGAGGTACTAGAGTACATACCAAAAGACATTAAGGCTGGTGTTAATACTACAAGAGCTGTTGTAAAGTTCATTGCAACGGGATACGTTTGTAATGTTCAACTTAGCAACATACCTGCTGGGAAGATAAAAGACCGCAGGAAAGCTACTGTATATGGTGTTGGATATCTGGACACTGACATAGCCATACCAACCAGAGGATCAGGGTCTACCATACGGAGAGCTTACGATCTGTGGTGTAACATGATAAAGAGGACAGAAGTGGAGGTAGGATACGAGGATGTTACTGTTGACAAGCGATGGTACTCCTTCAAAAACTTCCTTAACTCGCTACCGGAGTTACCCGGTTACGATCTCTGGGAATCCACAAAAGACTTTCACCTAGACAAAGACATGCTATTAGGAGGATCAAGAGAGTATTCTAAAAACTCATGCTCCTTTGTAAAAGCAAGCGCCAATTTATCAGACGCCGCAAATAGACGGTGGGGAAACAAGTAACGATGTTTCTCTAATAAAGTGATTGAATCATTGCAGAACAGCAGAACAGTTGCAGGTAGAGAGTGGATAGAAGAGCAGGCAAAAGAGTTCGAGAGTATCAACCAAACAGGTGACATACTTTACCTAGGAACTCCTCAGTCAATGGACTCTATGTACAACAATCTCCCGGGACGTGGGTATGATGTTCGTATCTGGCCGGGGCGTTACCCTAGTGAGAAAGAACAGGAAGCCTATGGTGAGTTCTTAGCACCTAGCATCGTAGAACAGATGACAGATGTACCTTCCCTCCGGACAGGCTATGGCCCACTTGGAAGATCGGGAGCACCTACCTGTCCAGAAATGTTTGATGATGAGACTCTATCTCAGAAGGAAGTATCCCAAGGAAAGTCTAAGTTCCAGTTGCAGTTCATGTTGAACACTCGGCTATCGGATCAAGAGCGATTCCCGCTGAAGCCCTCTAATCTGATCGTTACAGCGTTCGGGAATAAGGAGGGGCCAGTGCAGCCCATATGGAACAACAGCCCGGAGAATAGAGTACAGACACCGCACAAACCGGGTAACCGTGAGACTGACAAGTTCTACAATCCTATCCCAAAACCATACGAATGGAAGAACTTTGAGCGCAAGGTGATGTACATTGACCCTGCCGGTGGTGGTGCTAACGGGGATGAGACCGCTTATGCTATCGTATTTCAGCTTGGCAACCTACTATATCTTTATGATATGGGTGGTATAGCCGGGGGTTACGAGGAAGAACCACTGATGGAGCTAGTGTATGCAGCTAAATCAGCCGGTGTTAAAGAGGTTTACATAGAGAAGAACTTTGGTCACGGTGCTCACACGAGCGTACTGAAGCCTTTGTTTGAAAGAGAACACCCTTGTAATGTAAAAGATGACTACAGCAAAGGACAGAAGGAAGCTAGGATAGTTGATTCACTAGAGCCTCTTATGTCTTCGCACCGTATCATCGTGAACAGAGACTTGATTGACAAGGATGTGCAGAGTACAAGGCACCATCCTGCCGAGACAAGAAAGACTTTCCAGTTGTTCTCTCAGATGAGCAACATGACCTACGCTAGGAATTGCGTCAAGCACGATGACAGAGTAGAAGCTCTAGCCTCGGCCTGCCGTATGCTGGTAGAGGGAATTGATTATGACTACAGCTCCAAGCTTGACAAAGAGAGACATCGTGAAGCAATGGAGATGCAGAAAATCATGCAAGACCCTAGAAAACGCAGAGAGTACCTAGGCGTTGAAGGTGGTACTAACCGAAACAAGAAGAACAGATTTGCACGTCAACAGACCCAGCCTAAAAGACGCTGGTAACTCAATGAAATTGCACGACTTATCGCATTAACCCGGACTATAGAGGGAAGCCATAAGGAAGATAAGGAATACTAGGACGTCCTAGGTAGTCCAGTAGTCCTATGACTACTAGGTGTCGATGATGCTCTAGCCCCTTTTCCTTTTCCTCTACTGAGGAAATGGGTGTCCAAGGCTTCAAGTTCCTTCTGGAATGCGGAGGTCGTGTCAGATTCTTAATCCGAACTAAACAGAAGGAGAATACTTATGCCTATTACAGGTGATCTAACTCAGAACAAATCTTTTGATACCAAGGCTTCAGCCTTTCCCATTACCGTTGTACTGGAATCTGAACTGGTCGATGCAACAGCTATGCTTAACCAAGCTTACCTGTCAGGTAAGAGCGAAGGGTCTTGCTTCATTGGCTCCAATGGAGCTGGTGCTTACAACTTGTACGCAGCCGAGGGCGACCAGCCTACTGACGCTTGGATTCTTGTTGGTGGTGATGGCTCTACTAATATTACTCCTGCCTAATTCTTCGGATTAGATAGGTCGCCCTGTACTTAATTGGTCAGGGCTTTTTTTTCGTTTAGGATAATTTCAAGGAGAATTGCATGGAGCCTGAAAAGAAGAAAGAAAGTAGTGCTAAGATCGCTAGATGGGTATTGCTCTCAGTGCTCCTGAGCACCCTCCTGACCGGGTGCAGCGCGATGCAGGGCATTGGGTCAGCCCTAAGCCTTGCGGGTGGCTCAGCGCCTTCTGTCGAAGCGACAGCGCAGGTGGGAAAGGAGAACAACACTGAAGGCGATGCGGTAGTGTCTAACCGGCGTGTCGAAGACAGTAGCGTAGATGTGAAGGATACCGGCGTGTCGAACGTGAAACAGGTTAAGTCCGGCGTGTCGAGCGAAGGCTGGAACGCAGAGGCTATCAGTGTGCAGAATGTCCCTGCTCTCTTCCTCTTCCTCTTCGCCCTTGGTTGGGTACTCCCCGGCCCTATAGATATACTCCGAGGTGTAGGTAATAGTCTACTCTTCCTTCGAGACCTTGTAACAATGAGGATTTAACGTAACAACTATGAGGATTTAAGATGTTAGAAACTATGCTGTTGTGCGTAGCTTTGAATGTGTGGTATGAAGCTAGAGGTGAAGAGTACAACGGACAGTTGGCAGTTGCTGAGGTAGTCATGCGCAGGGTATTAGACCCTAGGTGGCCTGACAATGCCTGTGAAGTTGTGTATCAACCGTGGCAGTTCGAGTGGACTGAGAAGTACGATGGCCTCTCTGACACTCCAGTACCTTCCTCCTCTTCTCCTTCTTGGAGAAAGGCTATCAAAGTTGCTAAGGAAGTCGAGAACGACTGGCCTTATACAGGAAGTAAAGTGACTAGCTGTGCTGATCACTTCTATAATCCGAGCATCGTAAACCCGTATTGGGATGTCCCGGAGTCAATGCAGCCTGACGTCACTGTAGGTGCTCACAAGTTCACTTGCTCTACATGGTAACCCAAGGGCTAAGGGTAATCCTGTGGACGTCCTGTGCAGCTCTGTGGACGTTCTAGGACGTCCTATGAAATATAATAAATATTCCAGATCGTAAATGCTATGTCGAATAGTGTGTGCAGTCCCCGCGCTAGCGGGACTTCCCCTTCCCCCTCCGGCCCCTGAGCGCAGCTCGTTGCAGGGGGTGCCCTGTGGATAACCTTTGATCTGCCTGTGGATAACCTGTGCATAACTTTATTTATCGCAGGCTTCTTCAAGTGTTATGTTATAACATTACATCGGGATGCATGGGCTACCTGTGGATAAGTCAGGGCATCTGGTCAGTTATTGTACAGTTATGTTATAGTATAACACTTAGGCTGCTCGATACGCTGGACAGCCTGTGGATAACTCTAGGCTACCTGTGGATAACTGTGGGTGTACGGTGCATAAGGTCGCTACAAGGGCAATACAGGACGTCACAGGACGTCTGAGCCTGTGGATAAGCCTGTGGATAAGTATGCGGGGCCATCTGTCCGTCTGTCCGTTCTTCCATCCTTACAAGGTATATGTGGATAAACCTCATAACGTCCTATTGATCAAGCACTTATACGATTCCTAGCACTTCACAAGGGTTATCTAGGGAGTCACAAGGGTAACCTATTGAATTCACAAGGGAATCACAAGTTATGCACAGGACGTCATAGGCTATGCGTAGCATGTTATATAGTCTCTATAGATGAAAGGTAAAGAAAAGGAGTAAGGCGGGCGTCTAGCACGTATCCTGCTACCAGGTAGCCACAAGGTAGCCACAAGGTAAGCTAGGCTATAAGGTGGCCTTTGTTGTCTACAACTGTAGACAGTCACAAGGAGGGCAAGAGGGAATCGGTTAAATAAACTAAAATAAGTGTTGCATTCTCTGGATAGATGGTTATAATGGCTACACCAGATCAGGGAAAATCCCGGATCAACTAGCAGGATTAAATGTCATGATTAAATCTACTGTTCTTCTTTTTGGCACTGATGGCGTACTCGCTCAGACTCAAAAACTAGCAGATACCGAACACTTTGTTAACAGGGTTTACTCTGCCATGTGCGAGAACAATGTAGAACGAAAGACGGCGCAATTCATGGCTGATTTTCATGACGAGCTTTGCCCGATTATTCAGCATGATAATGGCTCACGGTTTGAGTTCTTGCAAGAATAGCTTGCAAGGCTAGATTTTATCCGGTAAGGTATCGGTCTCGGTATCTTATCGCGGATAACATTTAGAGGGTAGAAAGATGATTTTAGTTATTTTCGGTCTTTGCATAATTTCAGGGTTGACAGTATCAAAGGCATTGCGTATCATTTGAAACAGATCAAGGCAAACGAGCAAATCAGATACAGTGAAGGATAAACACGTTAAAACCCTAGTTCTGATTTTCTCTTCTAACGATATCGGTTAAACCGGAAAGTTAGAAAGTTCTTGACAGGCAAGCAAGGCAAGTGTAGAATGTTTCATACACTAACCGATTAAAGGATTTTATGATGACTTCCCAAGTTTACAGGGTAACCAAGGTTACCAAGTCGCAATTCATTGAAGTGTACTATCATGCAAGGCAGTTAAGCGAGCGTATCGCTAACGCTACCAGTCCCGCTAGTGAAGTAGCAGACACAACGGTTGACAGTGATGGTTTTTACCTAGATCACAACGGTCGGTACGGGTTCATTGTAAAAGCTAACGGTGAACTGATAGCCTTATTTTCAATGCTTAAGGGTATCGGAAAAACGCTCGTTAAGTTCGCTATCGAAAAGGGTGCCAAATCGCTTGACTGTTTCGATGGATATCTGGTAGAATTCTATTCAAAGGCAGGCTTCATGGAAGTGTACAGGGAGCCTAACTGGAATGAAGGTGGTGCTGACGTTGTATTCATGCACCGGATCTTTTAAAAGACTTGACAGGCCAAGGAAGGCCATGTAAGCTACACTCACACTAACCAAACGAGTAAAAGTTATGCGTAAGATCACTAGTCAGTCAGTTGATGCATTTGTAAACGGGTACAGGTTCAACCAAGGTAATACCGCAGTCTCCGGTTGTGGTGCTGATCATATCCACACTTGGTTTTTCAATCTTCACAATAATGTGATAGCCAAAAAAGAAGTACAGACCAATACACTGACAATTTCAGACTGTGGATGGCAAACTGTCACCACAAAAGAGCGTTTGAATGGCGTACTTGACCGGCTAACATTTGGCTGGGGCCTGTTTCAAAAGAAAGGTGAATGGTTCTTGACAAATGGTGAAGATACTGTACAATGGACAGGCAGTGCTACCTTTCGAGCTGGTAACCTGATCAAGTCATAAGGATTTTAGTTGGCTAGGCTCTTGACAAAGAGCTTAGCTTCAAGTAAGATTCTAATCGGACTAACGGGCAAACGAGGTACTTATGAAAAGCAAATTAGTTCCGGGTACGTGGGTTTACTTAAGCAACAAGGGTGAACTCCATAAGCGGTTCTTTATAGGTTACGCAAGCAACGGTAATCCATTGATAGAATCAGGTAATGGGTTCAAGATGACAGTACAAGCAAACCGATTGCATTCCATTAATTCAACTGAAAATAGTGAGGTTAACATGAAAGACTTAAACAAGCCGGTAGCAATGACTCTGGCATTCTCACAAGATACGGCAATGATCTTGCTTAAGATCCCAAACGCTTACACCTTTGATGGCTCCTGTTTCTACGCTTTGATGTTGCCTGAAAAGATGAAAGAGGGCCTGTACGAGGGGCTGAAGGATTGCTTAGAATTTTACAGGGAATTCGGTAATTACATTGCTTACACTGACAGGGATGTGAATGACGTTAGAGGTGACGCCACCTCCCTTGTAATTGAGTACCTAGAAAACCTTGTTAAAACAGTAGAAGAAAGGTTAAAAGATTAGTTGACATTGCCTACTGCCCATGAGACCATACGTGGGTAGTAGAGGGAGTGCCAACGCTCCGAATCACTTAACTTGAAGGTAATGACCATGACAAATATTGTTCTCGAATCAATTTCTGAAGCCCGTGAAGAGCTGGTACTGGTAGTTCAAAAGGGTACGACTCCTAAGGCCGCAAGATCCGGCGGAAGTAAGGTTGGAACTGTTGACTCTTTGATCACTAAGTTGCGTAACACTCAAGAGTTTTTGACTAGCAATAGCGAGTCACTGGATTCTAGCATCGAATTGCTCTTTGCACTTGAGGTTAACTTGCAAGAGCTACCTTGGAATAGCAAGAGCAAGGCACGGGATGCGATTGATCCTGTAATTGACAAGCTGACAGAGCTGGAAGACAAGGCAGAAAAAGAGAAGCCACAAGCCAGCGCAAGATTGCCAGAGCTGGAAGCAGAAATTGCCGAAAGTCTCCGAGTTTCT